ATTGGTGAAATTTATTTCCCTGATAACGAAGGTAGCCGTAAGATAACTTCTGTTCTTAACTGCTTAAAGGACAAGTGCCTTGAACGTCAGAAGAAGAATGGTTATCTCCACTTTTACGTATTCGATGTAGTTGCTTGTAATGGTAAAAGCTTAATTGATACTCCTATTTCTGAAAGAGTTAATACATATCTTTACTATGAATTACTCGACGTTCTCAGACATAACGACTATGTTGAAATGGCAGAGTATGTAAAAGGTAAGGAACTTTGGGAACTTTATGGACAGATTATTGCCGCAGGTGGCGAGGGCATTGTTATTACCAGAGAAGATTGTCATTATCTTTGTGGTAAGAGAACAGCTTGGATGACCTTGAAGATGAAGAAGGAACTCGAAGATACAATCGATGCTTTTGTTGACGGCGACTACAAAACTCCAACTCGTCTCTACAACGGCAATAAAATGGAGACTTGGTCTTACTGGGAGAACACAAAAACTGGTGAGAAATTCAATACTTGTCAGTTCGGTCTTTTCTGTGCTGGACATCCTGTTGAGCCAGTTACAAAGCCTTACTACCACGGTTGGGCAAGTGCCATTTCCTTCTCCGTAATGGATGGTGACAAGCCTCGCCACATTGCTTGGATAAGCAACATACCAGACGAGATAAAGGAAGGCATTACCAAGAATCCTGACAAATGGGTTGGTAAGGTAGCAGAGTTAACTGCTATGGAGATTGAGCATATCGATAATGATTACACTCTCCGCCACGGTAAAATTGATAAATGGCGTGATGATAAGAAATCCACAGATTGTGAGTATGGACAGCTTATTAAGTAAAAAGTTGGATGAAACCTCATTTAAAACCACATAATTATAGTAAGGGTAGAATTTAGTTCTACCCTATTTTTTTACAGTGAGGTGAAATTAATGAACGACAGATTTGACGATTACTGGTATCCAGAGTAGACTACTGGTCCTGTTATGCCGCCACCTGGTGCAATTCCTCCACCAAAGCCGCATATCGAACCTGCTTTTGGTCCAGTTCCTTGTCCTCCTGGCACATAGGAAAAGATTAAACCGCTTGTGCCGCCGCAGTGTCATAAACCGCCAATACTCGCGCCAATACCTCATAGACTACCTCCAAAGCATACGCAAGTACAGCCTCGCTGTTTTACTTGTCGTCATTTTAAGATGTGCAGCTTTAAGAAAGATTATCTTAAAACAATTACTTTGATGTAGAACATACTTGGCGCCCCATAGGCAGATTATGAACTTACTGACAAATATATCACGATTCCAGACTTTATTGGATTCCCACTTGTTCATGCCGAGAAATACTTACCAAAAGAAGTTGTATTTGATAATACAGATGGAAAGGGTAAGTTGTTCCTTGCTAAGTTCAATGGTATTAATTATGTAAATGTGGTTTACCTTGAACACAATCATTACATTCTTATTCAGCTTAACTATGATAAGGATTCTGACCTTTATGAGTTAAAGTCATGTAAGGAAGCTTTCTATGGAGTTGAATATGACTTGAACAAAGATTCACTTGAAGAAATGTAGCTTGGTCTTATTGAATGGAGAGAAAAGATTATCAATGCGGTCATGCCGCCACCTCCTCCAAGAAAAGACATTATCAACACAACTCATTTCTCTGCTATGCTGAATTGCGATATGTACGAGTGGAACAAAGAAACATTTGAAGAAGCTGTTGATAGAATGAAGAGAGAATATCCTTTCGGTATTCCAATTGATGATGAAGGTCATGGCTTCTATCATATTGCTACTTTCCACATTGCTGATGGCGAAGTTCCTTATTCTCCCCTTATTTAGGAGAAACCCTATTTTCCACCTAAGCCACCAAAACAGCCTAAACCTACCAAAAGATATGGAGATATGTAATGTCCAAAGGCGAAGATAAAATTGAAAGATTACTACGTGCTCATAAAGTTTCTTATAAAAGAGAAGTGAGTCTGCCAGATTTAAAAAGTCTGAAAGGTAATCTATTAAGATTTGACTTTGCGGTATATAAAGGTAGAAGTTTGGTATGTTTTATAGAGTTTGATGGAAAATAGCATTTTGAAAGAGTTCCCTATTTTTAGAGAACCATATTCGAGTTTAAACAGACTCAAGAGTGGGATAGACGTAAAAATGCCTACTGTTTGAGAAAGAATATTCCTCTGATAAGAGTGCCATATTGGGATTACGATAATCTCACTTTTGAGTCTTTATTTACTAACCCCGCTTATAGGGTTAAAGATAAATTCCACAATGACTTGCTAAATCGGAGGTGAATAAGGTGAACGAAGTAATTATCGCAGCTATCGCCGCAGGACTTGGTGCTGTTATTACAGCGGTCGGCAAAGTAGTAGTTGATATTATTAAGGCTAAAAAAGAGCCTGATGAAGCTGATGAACAGCTTAAACAAGAAATGGATGAAGAAAAGAGAAAGAATGATGCGGCTATCGAAATGTTTACAAAATTTGCAGAGGACATTAAGAACTCCGTTGAGGAGCTAAGGAGTGAGCTTACTGAAAAGCTTGAGGCAATGGATAAAAGAATTGAAGAATACCGTCACGAAACTCGTGAGATAAATAAATCCGAAGTGAGACACTCAATTACTTAGATTTATTACGAGCATTGTGATGATAAAACACTTGATTTGAATACAAAGAATGACCTGTGTTCTTTATATCAGACATATAGTGCAATTGGAGGTAATTCATTTGCACACGAACTTTATAATGAAATGATGACTTGGCAAGTTAAATGAGTATGAGGGCGAGCAATCGCCCTCTTTTTCTTGACTTTTTTAAAAATTTTTGTTATAATTATTGTAGAAAATTTGAAAGGAGCAAGAAAATGGATTACGAAATGATAAAATGTCAGTATTGCAAATATGCGAGAAAAGCAGAAAACAAAGAATATGTTGGCTGCGCCGCCACGCTTGGAACTGATAAAATTGACTATACGAATGATGAAGACTTACTTAACTTTTATGAACGTGATGAAGTAGCAACTGGATGGGTTAATCTTCATTGTTACCCTGGTGGCACAAGTTGGCTTGGTATGATTACAAGTCGAATTCCATGTTTTAAGCCGAATGATAGTTGTAAACATTTTGAATTGAGAGGAGATTATAATGGGTAAATATATTATATACAGTGATGGCGCTGCAACAATGAGGAAAGTTGATGGTGAGTATGTACGTGAAGCAGGCGGCTTTGCATTTGTTATGCTCAATGAAAATGAAGAAGTTATCATGTCAGCTTACGGCGGCGTACCAGAGACAACAAATAACCGCATGGAACTTCAGGCTATCAATCGTGCTCTCAGAAAACTCGTGTTTATGAAGATAGCTGGTGAGAAAGTTGAGGTCTATTCTGACTCTGCCTATTGTATAGGGATATTCACAAGCTGGATAAAGAGCTGGAAGGCTAACGGTTGGACAAGAGGAAAGAAACACGAACCCATTGAAAACGTAGATATCATAAAGGAAATTGATGAGTCTATTTCTATCCTTAATAAGAATTTCTGTGAGGTTGAGTTTATTAAGGTTAAAGGACACGCCAATGTAAAGTGGAATGAGTATGTCGACAGATGCGCCGTTCAAGGTAAGCTTCGTTCTGGCTCACAGAATTGCCGCCTTTACATTGAAGGATATTACTTCGATGAGAATGGTAAAGACACACCAAAGAGATGATTTTGATAAAATCAGATGATTTGATTCGAATGACCTGAAATCGTTGGAATCATCTTGTCTGATTTTTACTTTATATTTACCAAAACTTGACTTTTTTGTTAAGATATGGTAAAATAAAAATATAAAATAAAAAAAAGGAGTAAAAGAGCATGGTTACACTTTATTCAACAGGATGCCCTCGCTGTAAGATTTTAGCAAAGAGACTCGATGCAGCAAATATCCCTTATACTATCAATGATAATATGGAGGATATTGAAAAGGTATGCGAAGAGATTGGCACAGATATGGTGCCTATTCTTGCAGTTGAAGAACTTGGCGAAGGAGAAACACTTATGAAGTTCACATACATGGACTTTGAAAATGCAATGAAATGGGCAGGTGAGCAGACTAATGCAGTATAAAGTAAATTAGATTGGTAAGAGAGGTACACATAGAAATTTCACTATTCAGTGGAACGCTCTCTTTAATGAGTTTGGAACAGAAATGGGTTATCTTAATGGCGTCGGTGATGAACAGCTCTCATACGGCGAATTTATGGATAACTTTATTGGAGAAGATGTAGTTGCTGATGTAAGTATTGACTCTAATGCCAATGTTAAAAGAAAGGATATTGTTACACTTTTAACAGAAATGCCTAAGCCTCATAGAAAGGTTATGGCTTTCCAAAAGATATATTCAGAGATGCAGAAGTTCTATGGTTTTAAGGCTGCTAATGAGTGGCTTCGTAGAGAATGGATTGGAGAAATCTATATGCACGACGGAGATACGGCAACCTTTAAGTCTTATTGTTTTGCATATGATTTAAAGGATTTGGCTGAGAAGGGACTTTACTTCCTTGGCAAGTCTTTCAACGCAAAGCCTCCAAAGCACTTGACAACTTTTGTTGACTTTGTTAAGGAGTTCATTAACTTTGCAAGTAATAGAACTTCGGGTGAATTTGCTGCGCCCATATGTTTCTTTTCTGCTTACCAGCAGGGTCGCATTTGCGGCTAACGGGGGAGGCTAAGTGAATGGATAATTCATATGCTAATCCCGTGGGAATCATTAGAAAAGATATTTACATTATTAAAAATGATATAAATACTAAGGTATATATAGGACAAGCCTTAGATACAGAAAAAAGATTTAAATCTCACTGTAAAGGAGATTATGATAACTCTTCAATAGATAAAGCAATTCAAAAATATGGCAAAGAACATTTTTGGTTTGAAATTCTTGAATCTCAAATTGAAAATTATAATGAACGAGAACAATATTGGATTAAATATTATAATTCAAAGAAACCTTTTGGGTATAATATTTTGGATGGAGGAGATAGCCCTCCTATTTACTATGGAAATGAACATCCTAATGTAAAAATTTCTGACGAAGAGGTTTTAAAACTTAAAAATAATTTAGCAAAAACTCAAATTCCATTATCTCAATTAGCAGAAAAATATAATATTTCAAAAAAGCAAGTTCTTAGAATTAATCAAGGAATTAGCCGAGCATCGTTGAATGAATCTTATCCGATAAGAAAAAATCCAAATATAAATGGAAAATTAACAGAAGAAGATGTTGATGACATTATTAACATTTTAAAATATACTTATCGTTTTAATGGAGATATTGCTAGAGAATATGGAGTTGAAGTTCATACCATTTCAAAGATAAATTCTGGTACGACTCATCGTCGAGATAATATCCAATATCCAATAAGAAATTGGAAAAGTTCTGGAGTTATTTTATTTACCTATGAACAAGTTACAGAAATTATAAATGCTTTATCTAATACTTCAGAAAGTATAAATTCAATTGCAAAAAGATATAATGTAGATAGAAGAGCCATTGAAAATATCAATCGCGGCACTTCAAAAAAATATTATCGTGATGGACTGTCCTATCCATTACGAAAATTCTAATGAAGCCTGTATCGACTATCCATGTTAAGTGGAGTACTCTCACTATTGGTACGTGAGGGGACAGAGAAACACTGCGACAAAGGTCGTAGGAAAATCCAGTCAGTCCCGATAGAAATATCGGAGTTCCGACGGCAGTCGGATTACCTAATCTTATTCCTTATATGTACTACTTTTGGAATAAGGATAGAAAGAGTGCTTATCTTGGTATCAATGATTCTGAAGCATATGCAAGACAGAATATTCAGAGATTCATATACGCTGTAAATCAGCCTTGTGTAAGGGATAGAATCTAATTAGAACTGTCCATTTATTACTTTTCCAGTAATCACTGGGGTCACTTAAATAGTGGCTAACGAGGGAGCCTGGAGCCCCTGTCGGGAGACATAGGTATGGTAATCTCGTGGGAATCGTTTAATTGCTCTAATAAATAATTATAAAGGAGGTGAAATGAATGGAAAAATATATTTACATAATTACAAATGATATCAATAGTAAGGTTTATATTGGTCAATCAAATGACCCTAAACATAGATTTAATCAACATTGCCGCCCTAATAGTGATAATAGTTTAATAGATTTGGCTATACAAAAATATGGTAAAGAACATTTTACTATGTCAATATTAGAAGGTCCAATAAAGAATTACAATGAACGAGAAAAATATTATATTCTTAAATATAATTCTTTAAGACCAAATGGCTATAATATTCTTGAAAGAGGAAATGAACCACCTCTATTTAAAGGTATTGAACATCCTGAAGCAAAATTTAAAACTGATACTGAATTAGAAAAAATTGTTTCAGATTTGAAATTTACAAAAAATAGTATAAGAGATATTGCTAAAAAGTTTAATGTATCTTCTTCTTGTGTAAGTGATATTAATTTAGGAAATACTTACTACAACTCAAATAATGAATATCCACTAAGAAAAAATCCTAATCCGACTGGTAAACTTGTCCAAGAAGATATTGAAGAAATTATTTATGCTTTAAAATTTAGTTATTCTTCTTATGAAGATATCGGAAAAAGATATGGGGTAGAAGGAAGAACTATTTCAAGAATAAATAATGGAACTTATCATAAACAAGACGATATTTCTTACCCAATTAGACAATACCGAGCTACAAAAAATGCTGGTCAATTAACTTACCACCAAGTTTCAGAAATTATTGAGTTAATTTCTACAACAAAAATAAGTTTAAGACAAATTGCATTGCAATATAATGTAGTTCCAAATATAATAATTGGTATTAAAAACGGTTCAACAAAAATGTATAGGAGAGATAATCTTATCTATCCACTTAGAGCAAATAATTAAACGAAGCCTGTATCGACTATCCTCGCGAAGAGGAGTACCTCCGCTATTGATACGCGGCGGGAAAGAGTAATATTACTTTTAACTAAGTAATAAAAAATAGTCAGCGCATAATGAAAATTATGATAACGTGGGTCAGCAGTCTGCCTTTACAAATACTTCTGTATTTGACAGAGAATATCTTATGGCTCTCTTTGGCGGAGCAGAGTTTCCTAATGGTGAAGCTATGTATGACCATATGGACGGCATTATGGACTTCCAGAAGCTTTACATGGATGTAATGGCAGAAACTCGTAAGGAGAATATGTTTACTTTCCCTGTAAGCACTATTTCTATGATAAGAAAAGACGGCAAGTTCAAGGATGAAGAGTTCGCTGAATGGGCTATTTGTCATAATATGAAGTGGAGCGATTCTAACCTCTTTATTGATGATAACGTATCAAGTCTTTCTAACTGTTGCCGCCTTAAGAGTGATATCCGTGACCTCGGCTATTTCAACTCTATTGGTTCAACAGCATTGAAGGTCGGCTCTATTAAGGTTAATACAATTAATCTCGCAAGACTTGCTCTTGATACAAATACAAAGGAAGAGTATCTTGAAGAATTGAAAGCAAGAACACTTTGTGCAGTTCGTTCACTTCATGTTGTTCGTCATATTATTAAGAGAAATGTTGAAAAAGGATTGCTTCCTAACTTCTCTTATGGACTTATTGATTTTGAACATTTATATAATACAATCGGATTTATCGGTATTTATGAAACAATGAAGAAGTTCGGTTGTACATATCATGATAAGCTTGGTAATACATATTACACTCAGGAGGCCGCAGATTTCGGCGAACTTATCTTTAAAACAATTAGAGAAGTTGCTGATAAGTTTCTTGAAGACGGCGGATATGACTACAAGATAAATACAGAATAGATACCTGGCGAAAATGCCGCTGCAAAACTTATGAGAAAGGATATGTTCTTCTATCCTGACGCAGATATTTACGACCTTCCTCTTTATGGTAACCAGTTTATGCCGCTTGGTATTAAGGCTACACTTAAAGAAAGAGTTCGTGTTCAAGCTATGTTTGATAGCTTCTGTAATGGTGGTTGATGAAGATTGAGCCACCTTAGTAATAAATTGTGTGAACCTTGTCTAAGGGTGTCCTTAATTGGGCTAACGGTGAAAGGAGACTAACACCGTGCCAAGCTTTTAAAGCGGGTGTAACGACTATGGGTGATGAATGTAGCCCAGTAGGAGTAGAGATAGACACTACTTCCAAGCGCACAACTTACAGTGGAGGGATTGCCCACCAAGTAAGAAGAGATAGTCTAAAAGGAGGAATATAAATGAAATGTAATCAATGTGGGAAGGATATTCCCATAACAAATCAACATCCTATTAACTATCATGGTATTCCTATGATAGTTTGTGGAAAGCATTATTCACAGTATATAAAATTTGGGAAATTCTTAGACGAAAGTCAAAAGACTTGTTTCGATTCTAATGAATACGAAATTACAGAAGAAGGAACTTGGATTTATTGTTTTAATAGAAATAATGAACCTTCTGGTAAATTTCTTATTGATACAGAAGATTTAGAAAAAGTTTTATCAAGAAAGTGGAGATTTTGGAAAGGTCAATATTTTACTGGAAATTATCAGCCAATTCAAATTCATCGTTGGTTATTATCTCCACCTGAAAATATGGTTGTTGACCATATAAATGGAAATCGAGCAGATAATCGAAAAAGTAATTTAAGAATTATTCCCCAATCAAAAAATTTAATAAACAAAACTATTTTATCTAATAACAAATCTGGGGTAGCAGGTGTGTGTTGGGATAAACAACGCAATAAATGGACCTCAGAAATACGCATGGATGGAATTAAATGCTATCTTGGTAGATATGAAAAGTTAGAAGACGCAGTTTATGCAAGATATAGTGCTGAACTAATTCTATTTAAAAATTTTCGTTCTACTCGAAATGATGATAAAATACTTGAGTATGTGAATAATTGCAAGAGACAAGAAGAACTTAAGGCATATGTTGAAAAAAGATTACAAGAAAAATATTCTATTTAAGTCAATTCTTCATGCTAATATTGATGCTCCATTTAAGAGTTATGAATCAGCAAGGAAGATGGTTGAGTATATCGCTGACCAGGGCGTTACTTACTTTGCTTTCAATACAAAGATTCAGGTTTGTGAAGATAATCATGCGTTCTATGGAACAACTTGCCCTGTTTGTGGTAAGCCAGTAGAAACAGAATATACAAGAATAGTTGGTTTTATGGTTCCTCTTACATCTTGGACTGCACCACGTAAGGCAGAATACAAGATGAGAGAGTGGGGTAAGACTGCTAAATGGGAAACAAATATGGAAGTAGAGGTTGATTATGAATAAAGTTATTATCGCAGGTTCGAGAGACTTCGATAATTATGTTTATGCAGAAACAAAGCTTTTATCATATTTCAAAGAGAATGGTATTCACAGCACCGACATTGAGATAATCAGTGGCGGTGCACGTGGTGCCGATAAAATAGGAGAAAAATTCGCTAACAGATATGGTATTAAGCTAACTGTTTTTCCTGCTCAATGGGATAAGTATGGTAAAAGTGCGGGCATGATAAGAAATGCCGAAATGGCACAGTATGCAGAAGGAGGAATATTGTTTGCTTTTTGGGACGGAGAGTCTCGTGGAACAAAGAATATGATTGATACTGCGAAAAGAAATAAAATGACAGTTGTTGTCTTTGAGTATTGGAGGACTAATAGTGGAGAAATTAACTAAAGAAGAGCTTGATAGACTTATTAAAGCAGTCCAAAATAGCAAAGGATATATACCGCCAAAATGTTATATAACAAGATAGCGTCTTGAAAGAATGATAGAGGCAGGACTTACTCCTCCAGATATCTTTGATAATTTGCCAGTAAACGCTATTATAATAGGAGAATACAATGAAGATAGTAAATCTAATTGATGAAGACTTTTGTCAATATAAAAAGCCTTCAATGTTTATAGGTTTTCCAACTTGTTCATTTAAGTGTGATAAGGAGTGCGGCAGACCTATTTGTCAAAACTCTGCTCTCGCCGCCGCCCCATAGATTGAAATGGACGCCGTGGAAATTGCAAAACGTTATTACGAGAATCCTATCACTGAAGCTGTCGTATTTGGCGGACTTGAACCATTTGACTCTTTTGCTGATATGGTAGAATTGATATCACACCTTGTATGTTGTCATACTCTCTATCCAGACGAACCCAAGCCTGATATAGTTATATATACTGGATATCGTGTGTGGGAAATCAAGGATAAAATCAAAATGCTTGATATATATAGGGATATGAATATTATAATTAAATTTGGTAGATTCATCCCAGACCAAAAATCTCATATGGATGAAACACTCGGAGTTGAGTTGGCAAGTCCAAATCAATACGCTTTACCATTAAAAACTATAATTCACAGTATAGAAGTTAGCGAGAATTATAGAAAATTAATAATTGAAGGGTTATCAGAAGACTTAAAGGAGGAAAAGACTCATGAAAATAAATGATGATAAGGTTTTGGTTGCAGAGATACGTGATGCTCTTAATAAAAATAAAGAACTCTATGGGGAGCGTTTCTGCCCTTGTGTACCATCATATAAATATTGCACACAGAATGCCAAAGATTATGTATGTCCCTGCAAAGATTTTCGTGAAAATGTTAAAGAAGGAGATACTTGTCATTGTGGACTTTTCATAAAAAAAACGGAGCTGATACTAATGGATAAATGTAATTTCTGTATTTGTAAGACTTGCGCTCTTGCCTATTATAATGGCGGTGCGCCCGGATGCGGCGATTGTTGGATGTGCGAAAACATATCAGAAGAAAAGGGAGTAAGAAGCTGTTACGAATATTATAATGCAGACGAACGAGAGAAAAAACCATGTCCATACGATGAGAACGAAAATCAAGATTAAAATCTTGACTTTCTTTTTATTTTATGTTATAATTTAAATGTAATATGATTAAGGAGGAATTTAGATGGCAGATAATTATGGCATTGATTCTATAAACCATTTGGAAACTCGAGAAGCCATGCGTACACGTATACAAATGTATCTTGGCTCAGACACAACAGATGGTATCTATCAAGCACTTAAAGAAATTATTAACAACTCTACCGATGAAGCCCTCGCTGGCTATGGTGACAGAATTGAAGTCAATGTTGACGAAGAGAAGAACAGCGTATCTGTTCGAGACTATGGACGTGGTGTTCCTTTTGGTATAAAGAATGGCAGAAATATTCTTGTTGCTATTTATACTGAAAGCCACACTGGCGGTAAGTTTGATAAAAATGCTTACAAGAATAGTTCTGGTCTTAACGGTATCGGTGGTACAGCTGTATGTATGAGTTCAGAATTTTTCAATGTGCGTAGTATTCGTGAAGAGAGATTCGCAGAAGCTATATTTGACAAGGGTATTCTGAAGGACTATAAGGAAGATTCACTTGCAAATATTGGTGATGTAACTAAAGAAAGAAGAAAGAACGGCACTCTTGTCTACTTTAAGCCTGACAAGGAAGTATTTCAAAATATGACTGAAGGCTTTTCTTATGACAGAATATGTGAGGAAATAAAGAACATTTCTTACCTCAATAAGGGTGTTCACTTCATCGTCTCAAATGAGAAGGGCAAGACTCAGGAGTTCTATTCTGAAAACGGTATTGCTGATTTCATCAGAGATAAGGTTGAAAGTCCTCTTATGAAGGCTCCAATCATTGCGTCTGCTAAAGACGAATATGATGAATTGGAAATAGCTTTCATGTGGACTGGTGACCCTTCACAGGAATACGTATTCGTTAATGGTCTTTACTGTCCTTTTGGCGGCTCACCTATTACTGGTGCGAAAAGAAAAATCACCACAAAGATTAAGTCTTTAAGTGGTAAGAATTTTGACCCTGAGATTATTCGTAGAGGTCTTATCTTCGCAGTAAACTGCCGCGTTGTTAATCCTTCTTTTGCTAACCAGACAAAGAATAAGATTAACAATCCAAATCTTGCTACACTTGCTTCACAGGCATTTGATGAGGCTCTTGAAGAATTATCCCATTCACCAGACTTCCCAGTTATCATTGAAATGATGACTAAGTTTGCTAATGCTGAAAAGGCTGCTGATAAGGCAAGAAAGGAAGCACTTAACAGACAGAAGAAGTATCAGGATTTGAGCAAGAAGAAAATTGAGTTCATTGATAAGTTATCAGATGCAGAAAATCTTGGACAGGATTCTATCCTTTGTGTTGTTGAAGGAGATTCTGCTGGTAACGCTGCCGCCGCAGGACGTGATACTAAAAAGTATGGTATTCTTCGTTTGCGTGGTAAGATGATTAATGGACTTAAGGTTGATAATGACGATGAGTATTACAACAACAAGGAGATTGAACTTCTTCTTTATGCTCTCGGAATCAATCCTGACAAGTATGACCCAAACAAATTGAGATATGGTAAGATTGCTATTTGTGTTGATGCGGATAAGTAACATTGTCCGAAAATGCTTTAGTCCTCGTCAGGACGGTCTACATATAAACGTAGGCTAACGGTATCAGAGAAATAAGACCGCCTATTGAAACCGCAAGAGATAATAGGCAAACCCAAGGACGAATAATCTGACTAAGAAACCCTAAACCTGAAATATGGTGAGATAAAGGGAATACCGTGCTAATCAGAATTAATCCATTTCTATTATGGTGGTGATAGCTATGATAGGAATTTATAAAATTACAAATAAGCTAAATAATAAAATTTATATTGGTAAAAGAAATGGATTAATAAATGAAGGGTGTATCGACTATCTCCGTGAAGGAGAGTACCGGTGCTATTGACACGCACTGGGAAAGAGCATTCTCTCAATTGAGAGTAAAATATAGTCAGTGCCAGTTCGAAAGGCTGGGTTACATGGATGACGGATATCATATTGCTCTTCTTATCTTGGCAAACCTTTACAGAATTTGCCCTAAGTTCTTGGAGGAAAACAGAATCTACTGGCTTCGTTCTCCACTGTTCATTGAACAGGATAAGAATGGTACTCCATTGAATTGTTGGTATACTGATGAAGAGTTTAATGCCGCTCGTGGTAAGACAAAGGGCAATATCAAGCGTGTCAAAGGTCTTGGACAGCTCAATGAAAAGGACCTTAAGGCAACTATGTTCTCAACTGATGGACACCAGAAGATGGATAAGATTGTTTACTCTAACGAGGGTATTATACAGCTTTGCAGTCTTATGGGCGTAGACATAGAACCAAGAAGAGACTTCGTTTTCTCACGAATCGATTTTTCAAAATTTGGTACAATCTAAAATTTGACTTTTAAGAAAAATAATGATATAATCTTATTAAAGGAGTGAGAAAAATGGAAATAAAT